CCGCTAACTCGCACTATTCGCTTTGCTGACGGCTACGAACACAGAATATTATTTGGTCTTGCACAACATCAGAATCCAAAGGTTTTTAATTTTACTTACGAAGTTTCAGAAACGGAAGCGGATACTATAGAGGCATTTTTGGATAGTAGAGCAAACGATAGTGAAAGTTTTGATTTTCCTGTTGATTATTTACCTGGTGAGGATACTTCTAAATTTAAATTTGTATGTGAAAACTGGAATAAGTCGATACCATTTAAAAATAGAGCAACTATTCAAGCAACTTTTAGGCAGGTATTTGAACCAATATAATGGCAGTAAACTCAGCAGTATTTAGTAATTTACAATCAATGAACCCATCTGCGGTTATTGAATTGTTTACTCTTCAATTATCTACAGCACTACATGGTGCAAACACAATATATAGATTTCATGCTGGTAGTAGTTTAAATGCTAACGGTGAAATAGTTTGGGCTGGTAATTCTTATTTACGGTTTCCAGTGCAAGCATCAGGTTTTGCTTTCCAAAAAGGACAGTTACCCAGACCAAAAATAAGTATTAGTAATGCAACAGGACTAATTTCATCAATATTATTATCTGTTAATGAGACAACACCTGGTAATGATTTAACGGGAGCTACAGTAACAAGAATAAGAACATTAGCTAAATTTATTGATGCTGTTAATTTTGCTGACGGAACAAATCCAACTGCTGATCCTAATGCCGAGTTCCCTAAAGAAGTATATGCCGTAGACCGCAAATCAACTGAAACCAGGGAATTAGTAGAATTTGAGCTTGCTGCCCCTACTGATTTAGCTGGTGTAAGAATACCTAAACGTCAATGCACTAGAACTTTATTCCCCTCTATTGGTACGTTTGTTCAATGACTTGGAAATATAAAGCACTACTTCATGCACAACGAGAAGATCCAAAGGAATCTTGTGGTTTACTTTTAAATATAAAAGGTAAAGAGCGTTATTATCCTTGCCGTAATCTTTCAATGACAGAGCATCAATGTTTTATTATTGACCCAGAGGATTATGTAAAAGCGGACAACGCAGGAGAGATAGTAGGTGTAGTTCATAGTCACCCCATCACCCCACCTGATCCTAGTCAAGCAGACAAAATTAGTTGTGAAGATAGTAATTTACCTTGGCATATCGTCAATCCAAAAACAGAAAAGTGGGCATATTTAGAACCATGTGGATACAAGCCACCATTATTGGGTCGTCAATGGGTGTGGGGTATAACAGACTGTTGGAGTTTAGTAAGAGATTGGTATAGGGAAGAAAAGAATATTGAACTTAGGGATTGGGAAAGACCTACAACATTGGAAGAATTTAATAATAAACCTTTGTTTGAAGCCTGTGCTTGGAGAACAAATTTTAGAGAACTTAGACCCGATGAAAAA